AAATTGCTTCTAAATCAAATTTCAGATCGGAATGACATACAACAACGTAGCAGGGAGGAATCGGTACCGTAGAAATATTAGGGCCAGCGACAATATACTGAGTCAAAGGCTTTGCCTCCTGACGAAGCAGCGCTCTCTCAGCCCGTCTCAGGGTGTTTTTGTCAATAACAGCATTGACGGATGAGCGCGACGTGCCCGTTGTGTAGAGGACGTTGGTGCCAGATTTCAGTTTTCCGGCCCGGAGAATGTCGTAGGTTTCAGAAGCCTGCTCGCCGAGAATATCCATGCTCTCCTGCAAAACAGGGTCTTCATGCGTGTCCATAATGACATCAGTCAGCCAAATAAAATCGCCATATTGTGAGACGGTGGCGGTGATGTCGGTCTTCGTCAAGGTCTTGCCAGTGGGAGTGACTCCTTCCATCAAGCGGGCGGTTGCGGGTGCTAACTTATTGTAGCGCCGGAATTTGACAGTCAGAGAGCTTTTTGTCTGAAGCGTGCGGACTTGTCCGAACTGCCCTAAGATGTTGTTAGTCTTAGCCCTTTCGAGCAAACGCCGATCAGCGTAAGCTGTGGTGCGTGCAGAAATATCACTTGATAACATAGTTTAACCTCCAAAATAATAATGCGGGAATTACCCGCTAGTAGGTAGTATGTTATCCCGAATAAATGCCTTGCTTTCTGAGCGTTTCTTCTGCTTGCTCCCATCCGGCGTCGTAATCATTTGGATCGACCTCTTTACTCGTCCCCTGAGGGAATGACAAAGAGCTGCCTCTAAGGGTCTGAGCGTTTTTTAAACGGGTACCTCTATTGTTATTCTCTTTGTCCCTTATTCCCGGTATTTGCTGAGCTGCGACGCTCTTCTTAAACTCGGAGACGGCCCAGATAATATCGTCAGGATCGGGAGAATCGAGCGCCGCTGTTTTGAGGGCCGGGCGTTGTCTTTCAGCCCAAAGCCAATATCTTTCGCTCTGCATAATCTCATCGAAGTCTTTATGCACTTCAATCACTTTTGGTTTTACATTTTGATTGAAGTTGTTCAGTAAAGCCTTTTTTCGATCATCTTCTATGATCTTTGTCTGAGCATCTTCGAGCGAAATAACCTTGGTTTCGAGCTCCCGATTGCGGTCCAGTATGGGATCAATCAGTTGCTGTAATTCGGGATAATCTTCGTAAACGCGTGCCTTGATGGCGTCAAGATCGGACTGAGCATTTTTGACAGCCTGCGTGGCCTTATCAACGTCGGCCTGTGTAGCATTGCCTTTCTGAACTTCTGCAAGTTGTCGAGCTAACTCAGCTTTCTCGGCTTCAAGTTTATGAGCATATCGTTTGGTATCGTCGAGCGCTTTTTCCATAGACGCAATGGAACCATACTTTTTGCTCTTAATTTGATCGCCGCCGTCCTCTTTGTTAGGTGGATCAGTAACACTGCTATTCTGTGTAGAAGATGCCTCCGGTTCTTCTTCTGCCGGGGGTAAACCTTCATCATCAGAAGCATTGGGAGCCCCAACGCCGTCTTCCACTGATCCTTCTCCTCTCTCAAGTCTCTCAAGACGTTCCCATTCTTGATCATAAGTGTTTTCGCCATCCTTCATTTCTATCCTCCTCATTGCGAAGCCTGCTAACAGGTAATCCGCGTAATATTAATCGGGCCGCTTATCGCGGTAACCGATCAGGTTCGTCTTCTATAATTTCTTCGCCTTCTCGTTCTATAAGGTTCAGAAGGCTTGATAATTCCTGTGATGCTCCTTGAGCCCTATATATTTTAACGGGCTCAGTTTCCGTTATTGCCAAATCGGTATTGAATGCGATCCTCTCATTGATTTCCCGGATCAGGTTTTTAAACCCTATCGTTTCGCGAATATCATCGAATATCATGCTGGCTCTCCTGCTAATCCCGGAGGAACAAAACTCCTCGTTGTGCCATAAGTGTTTCTCATTGTTAATTCAGCAAGTTCGTTACTATCATCGCTCGGCTTGATGCCCATCATCGTCAAAATCTGAGCTTGTTCGGACCGGGCGAGGTATGGATAGAGTCGGTCAATATCAACGATCTCGCGCCAATCCTTTCCTTCGCTGCCTAGTTTGTTCATAGTTTCCATTATCTGTTTGATTTCCTCATCGGAGCGCATCACATCGCGGGTTTCGAGGATGTTAGCAATTTCTTTAATGAGTTTGGTTCTATCCATGAAGATAGCATCTTCTTTGTTTTGCGTTACCTGCATGAACCTCATCAGGTTTTCCATTCTCAATTCTTTGGCTATAAGTGAGTCTGATCCTCTGGCTATTGTCTTTAGGGGTATGCGTGGGATGAAACCATCCGAAAACCCGAAGGTTGCGAACCATTCATTGAACGCCGCTACAATCGGCTCTGTCCAATAAATATCAATATTTTTTATGGCTGTCTTCAGGTTGATATTAGCCTGAGTCATGAGCATCGACATACCGGATGCCGTCTTATTAAGGAAATTATTCTGTTCGCCGTTGGTGTATTTGGGAATACCGGTTTCCTCGTCGGAGAATCTCTCAAACATTTCCATCAATTCGCGGAGTCCGCCTGTTACATCCGCGAAGGTGATAGAGTCTATAGCTTCCTTCGGTGAGAAATTGCCTTTAACATACCACGTCTTTCCGCTATACACGGTAAAATCATTCTTCATTCTCGCTGTATCAATGCGATTAAGATTGATTCCGACCATTCCATTACCGGAAAGAGCCTTGTTGTCGATAATCATCCGGGCTGCTGAATTAATCATCTTTTGACTGTCGCGCATTGCTTCAGCAACGCCCATTCCATAGATGACATGAGGACGTTTTTTGTAAGGACAAACGTAAAATGGCCGATGTCCAAGAGGGTTAATGCAAGCCTTGATAACAACACCATCAGCCGCGAGGACAACAAGCGCCTCTATTGAATCCTCTTCATCGGCATCTGGCGGAAGCTCTACGCCTGCATCTTCCAGCATTTTAACGGGGACGAGGCCCCAATATTCAAGCACACTGACGCGGGAATCTTTCGTTGTGCTCTCGCCTGTATAATTATCGGCGAGCTGAATATAGCGTTTATCATTCGCGTCGCTAATCGTCGCCCTCCGGGCTGCTTCAAGGACATTATCTTTAATATATCCTCCCTGATACGCCATGAGCTTAAACTGCGACGGGAGAAGGCGCTGAAAGTGAATCTCACCGATTGACGATTCCGGGTTCTTCGCGTTTACATCAACGTAATATTCCCATAGAGAGATAGGGTCTATTACCGGAACGATTTCTGTATAAGTCTGTACTGTGTATGGGCTAACATCCGGGGCCACTTCAGAAACAGGAACGCCGTTAATCATGCGCTGAACTACTCTTTGTTTTTTCTGAGTCTCGACAATCGGGCCCTTTAAAACAGCCGTCCCTAAAATCGCTAACTCAAGAATACTTGTGTCGTAAATCTCATGTAGCTTGATTGTTTTGAAATGATCTTTCAGTCTTTCGTCTGATATTCTAACAAGCTCTTTTATCTGATCGGAATTAAGGTTTGTGCCTTCGGTATTATACGCTTTTGTTTCAAAAGGGATATTGACGCTGTTGCCGAATAAAACATCAGTGATTTTTGAGTGCGCCGTGTTGCATTTAAGCGTAGTGAGCTTAACAAAAATGCGGCTTCTATTTGCTGTGCCTTCTGTTTTCTTTTTCCAATTCAAGTGCGGCTGATACTGGCCCAGATAATTATACCAACACTCTTCCCAAATCTCTTCCCACGGAAGACGCGCTTTTTTGAATGATTCAAAAATATCACAAATATAACGCGATAATGCTAATTGCCCGGAAAGATTCTTAGATTCAGGGGTATTTTTGTTGATATTATCTTCTATCTGATAGCTTATCATATAAAAAACCTGTTAGTAAGTATATAACACACTATTAGCATTTATTCAAGTGCATTTTAATAGCCAACCTCAGGGTCGAAGGGCTGATAATTTGAGCCCTGATTGTTGTCCATTATAGGTTCTTCCGTGCGGAAGTCTGATGCTATCGGCTGCGCGAATGTCATATTGTGAGCGTCTGCAATATTTGGAGATGCTACACCACGCCGTCTCATGTCGTCCTTGCTTTCAATGACGATCTTCCCGTCTGACGTGATCCTGTAACGTGGACTTGTCAGCTCACCAATTAGGTCATTGTCATCGTTATCCCATAATTTACCTCGGCGCATTTCAAGCCATGATCTCATATTTCCCCAAAGCTCATCCCGGAGCCTACGATAATTCAGTGAGTCAAATGCTGGAGCCTCAGATACGTTGACAGGTATGACCTCGCAAAAGGAGAGCCCCACTTCTTTCACGCGGTCATAGACACCAGCTCCGAGGCCGATCACGTCAATAAAGATCGCTTCAGGCTTTTCATCGCGGGCCAAACGGATAATATATCCAGCCACTTCCATCGTGCTCTTATTTCTCAAAACATGATAGGGCTTAAATATATCGCCCTGACGAATTGCTATTACAGTAGCATCATCACCAAAGCGCGCTATATCGCAACCGAAGACCTTCTTATAGTCGGTCTGCGGAGGGACTTCTCTTATTAGTGCTTCCGTCGCCAGATCGTATGGGATAAAGCTATCGCCGTCCTTCAGCGGAAATTCGCCAAGCACACGTACACGGTAGATGTTGGAATCCTTGCCGAACTTTTGTTCTATACGGGTGGCGTAACCATCTGGGACAATGGGTGAGTCAAGACATGACCACGTAAGACATTTATAGAGCGCCCTATCTTTTGTATGGGATCGGTAGAAATTACCCTCTAGTCTTGTCGGGTTTCCGCACATCAATTCACGGGTTTCAATACGGCCATGAGCGCCTTCCTGTACATCGAAAATTTCATCCACGATACCAGAGGCTTCATCTATCACGCGGAAAACATAATCAGCGTGAATACCCTGAAGAGCGTCGGGGTTATCTTTCGATGCCGTCCTTGCTACTGCGAACCATTCTCCGGGGTGTGCTTTGTGAAAAAATCGTTCCCGCGTCCACTCAAACAACTCACGGAAAGCCGGGTGCATTTGCCTGTGCCATTTGGACAGTTCAGCCCATAAAACGTCATAGAGCTGATGTTTGGAAGGGGCAGTGCAGGGGATTTTAGGGAAGGGCCTACAGCTCATATAATGCAGGATGGACCACGACTCGACGCAGGATTTACCCGTTCCGTGGCCCGACTTGACTGTTACGTTTTGATTGGTGTCTAAAAGTTTTAGAGCGTCTCCTTGTTGAGCCGTAGGCGTCGCCCCTATGATATATTTTGTAAAGCCTACTCGGTCATCCCACAAATCTTTAATTGTTCGATCAATTAAATTACTTGAGGCAGTTTTCACAATAAATAATCCGGGTAAATCTCTTTCAATCTAAACGTCAGTATTCCCAGTGCGTCTGCAGTCGAGAGTGTAACAGTCAGAGCAGGATAAGCGCGCGCCATCAGTTCCTTGATAGCGTTTTTGCGCTCTTTTTTTTCTTTTGGTAATGCTCCAAGGGCTTTCATCCATGTTTGTGGCGCCACTTGCTCCGTTGGAATGCCGAGGCAATAGAGAATGGCCTCAATATGGCCACAGTGCCGCGCGAATTTGACAGCCGCCGGCCCGGAATTGCCCGGCATGTATCCACCAGTTTTTTCGACAATGGCGACTGTATCGCCGTTCAAATTATTCTTCAGCCAGATAAGCCGATCAGCTTGAGCCGTCATACCTTCAGGCATCGTCTCAATACCGATCCCGCCGTCACTGTCGTACCATGCGATCCCGCCGTTCGCGCCGGGATCAATCGCAATTATGTTCGTTTTCATTTCATGTTCTCCTTTTTAAGCTTTACCAGCTTTCCTGTATCTTCTGCGGCCTTCTCAGCTTCTTGACGTTTCAGAGCCTTCTCTTTCTCAATCTGAGCGGCAATCCTTCTAAGGCTTTCTTCATGGTTGATACCCTTGCCGATGTCCTTCGCACGTCCGGGATCACGTTTGTCAGCCATAACCTTATGTAGCGTCATCGCGTTAATCTGTGCAATCGCCTTCACGCGAACGTCCATTGATATAGGCCGGTCAATAATCTGCCCAAGTTTGGGGTCATATTGGCTGTCCGTGATCTTACCGTCGCGAATATCCTCAAGTATAGAAAGATTTAAGTCAAAAACGCGCTTCGTCTCGGCAATATGTTTCTCCATAAACACCGGATCGAGCGCATTATCAAACATATCCTTCTTGTTCGTCTCCTTCTTCTCCTCTTTTCTCTTGTGGCGTCCCATTATGATTTCTCCTCGCGTTTCATCCTCCAGCATTCACCCGGTATGGTACTACTGCTTTTAAACAGGGCTATGTGCCGACGCTCCGCTAAATTCGGCTTACCGATAGTCAGCACAATTTCACAATTCCCATTTTTTCGTATCTTGCCATGATCTCTTCGTCGTGTCGCACGCACGATAGTCCCGTCAACACTAAATAAGACCTGATGCACATCATCACTAAGCATAATCAAATTAACAATAGACCCCGTATAGCTCGCTATACGCATGAATTTCTCTCTCCTTCTTGCCTCAGCTTTTGTAATCTTCTTTTTTCCTGTCATGGTTTCCTCCCTTCTGATAACTAACGAATGGTGTGTATTAACCTACCTAATGACTAGGTTAAACAAAAAGAAAAAAAAAATCAAGTTAAAAATTTTACCCGGAATTTTTTTTGAGAAACAGTGCATAAAAAAAAACAGCTTCAAAAATTTTAGGAATTGCTCGCGGTGGTGGGACTCCAAAGCCTTAAAAAGACGATAGGGGGAGGGTAAATTGACGGTCGGAAATCCAAAGCGGCATAATTGGAGGCATAGTGGCGGTAATGGCTGACATCCATAGCATAGCCACTAGCACCGCGGCCATGTAAAAATAGCCGGATAAACCAAGCTGATGATATATAATCGTAAGCGCATAATAGAGAATAATAATAATATCAATCACTTACAATAATATAAAAGCGCTAGGTCGGATAAAGGTCGGATAAAGGCAGAAAAAAGGCCATAAACCTAGAAATAGAACGCTCCCGGAATCTAAGCGCTGCGTGCTGGTGGCTCTAACTTGAAAAAATAATAATGCACTATATAATGCACACGCGAACTCTGAATGAGAACGTTAGCAACC